CCGTTCCCGAATTAATGGCGGAATGAATTGCGCGTTGGTTGTCGTGCGGTTTATAACCTTTAATTAATGTCATTCAAAGTCGAACTTGTCAACCGTTCGCGTTTCGATTTGTTGGCGGTCGTGCATGCCAAGGCGGTTCTTTGCATAGAATATTCCTTTGCCTTCATTGGCGACGATGTCGGATGCAAGTCCTTTGAAAAGGTCGTCAATCTTTTTTATAGTTTCCGATTTTAGTTTGTCATCACAATTCAACCATTCATACCAAGTCGAAGGAACGATTCCTTTTTCCTTTCGAATTATCGGAATCCAAATCCTTAAAAAATAATCAATCGTTGGTATATGGCGATCCATTACCATAATGATTTCACCTTTGTTTGAAAGCGTTTCTTTTTTATGCGATGAACATTCTTCAATATATTCTATTGACCAAAGTTCAAGATTCTTAATATATTCTTTTGAATATGCCATATTAAAATAATTTTCCAATCGAACCAAGTTCATCAATAACATCCTTATTGTTGTCGTAATGAATTTCGATATTAAGTTCTTTTATCTTTTCAATCTTTGCTTTGTTGCTGCCGGTTGCGATAATGTGATCAGCGCTTATTCCTTCGAACTTTATTCCGGAATCACTTCGGCGCGCCGTAATAATATAAACGTCGAATCCTTTATTAAGATAAGATTGAATCAATTCTTTTCCTTTCCTGGTTGATCCAGTTCCGTCCCAATCAAATGAAATTTTTGGCATAGCTTTTTATATTATGTTATTGTGTTCGAAAACGTTTATATATTTCATTAATCTTAATAAGTCGAACGCTTTGATTGACTCCATGACCAAGTGACTTTTGTTCTTCGTGTCTTCGATAGTAATACAAAAATTTATCAACGTAACCGATTGACATTCCGGCTTGAAGACATCGAAGATTCATTTCCAGTTCTTCGGCGCAATCCAATGATTCATCGAACATTCCAATTCTTTCGAATATTGATTTCCGATACATTAACGAACCGCCGTGAATAACGTTGCGAATTGCATTTTGTTCAAGCGTTGGATATTTGATTTTCGGTTCGTATGGAATAATTGTCCTTTGATTAAAATATCCGTAAGCTTTGCCATGAATGAAGTCATTACCTTGAATTCCTTCGACGGAATCTTTGATTGAATTAACCGGCAACCAATCGTCTTCGCAAAGATACTTGATGAATTCACCGGACGCCTTTTCGATTCCGCGATTGATATTGAATGAAACGCCAGCATCGTGATTCGATTGAATGATTTCGATTGCACCCGGATAATTTTGCGTATGGATTGATTGAATCGCCTGGTTCAAATAACCGCGATTAATTCTATAAGGAATGATAATTGAAACCAAAGGATATTTCAAAGTAAATTTTTTAGTCTTGTTCCGGCAGCCAATATATTATGTTTTTGAAAGAATCCGTTGTGATGTTCTTTTCGAATCATTTCAAAATTATCGTTTTCAATTATGTTAAAGATATTATGAAATTTGATTGGATCATTTGCAATGACAAAATTATGTTGTCCGTAAGCATCTTGATAAGCAGCTTCGTTCACATTGTTTGTGACAACCAGGCAACCAAGCGCCGTCGCTTCGAATGCCGTCACTCCAAAACAACCGTAAGGATTGCCATTCATAATCGGCGAAAACAATTCGATATAAATGTCACATCGAGCGATTCGATTCAAATTTTCTTGATGCGACAATCTTGATTCGCTAATCACAAATTCAAATTTATCTTTGAACGGTTCAAGCATCTTATAAATCTTGTCCGTTCCTTTGACGATTGGATTCGAAGGAAAGTGACCAACAACCAATTTTGATTTTCGTTCGGTTTGTTCCGCTTTGACATACGAATAATGCGGGGCAATATAAGTGAAATCTTTGTTGTGCAATAAAAATTCACATTGATCCGTGAAAATTCGTTGTCCTTCAAAAATAGAATCGTATCGTTGTTTGTTGTTCCGGTATCTTGTTCCGGTGTGATAAATTATTTTGTTCGGATGACTGGCGACCGCTTGAAAGATATTTGCATCCGAATGAAAGATTTGAATCACATCGAAATTCTTATATTGTTTCAAAACATCGGCCATTGTCTTTTGTTCCGATTGCGATTCATAATTGAAGACGTGACGATGAAACGACCAATCGACGCAATCAACTCCGACCGCTCGAAGTGAATTCGCGTTTTCGTGCGCCATGTTGGCGAAGTCCATGTTTGATAAATTTAAAACGCGCATAAATAAAAAGTTAATTTAAAAAACATCCACCAGGATATTAAGCAAAAAATTAAAATTGAAAGATAAATGAAAAGCAAATTTGTATTAATCTTCATTTTTTAATAGTTCAATCAATTGTTCAAATGTCGGATTCTTTTCCGTTTTGATTCCTTTGTTTTTTACGAATTTTCTTAATTCCTGGTATTTCATTTTTTCCGGATTGAAAGCTTCCATTTTTATTCCGACAAAATGCAAAGGTGATTTGACATCCTTTGGTTTGACGTCAATGTTTTGACAAAGCGCCGGAAGGTCACCGCGCAACAATTCATGATTCAAGCGATCCATTGCAATCCGAACGCATGTTCCGCAATTCTTATTCAATACGCCATGACCAAGGTCATGAAAGATTTTCGCCAATTCATTCTTCAATTCCATGTTCAAGCTAAATGAACGCGTCCTTGAAAATTGATTCGCCTGGTAAAGAAGGCCGTTACTTACTTTCATAAATCAAAATTAAGTCCGACAATAAATAAGAAACGAACGCCAATGGAATCATTCGATAGTCAACGAATGAATATATTCCCACCGCAGTCCAAAAGGAAAGACAAGACAAACAATTGAACGGTTTAATGTTCGGTAGTTGAAAGCTTTGCATCGCTCTCGCAATCGCCACCGCTATAATTATATAAATCATATTTGAATTTTTTAATTGTTTTGTGAATTGTGTCCAAGCAAATTCCGGTATTGTCGCGAATTTCACGATAAGTCATTCCGTAAAGGTGCATTTTTGTAACTTCTTTGATGAACAATTCTTGATCGTCTTTTGGCCTGGTTGATAAAAAACTATTGATTAAATTTTGATATTTGTTCGGAACATCTTCGGATTCATCCTGGATAATTTCGCCAAGTTCATTTGAAGGAAAGCGCATTTCTTTGTTGAATGCCGATTCTTTCCAATTCCATTGATTCCAAGCGAACCGAGCGAACATCTTTGGTAAGACATTCGCTTCAAGTTCATATTTATGCAATAAGATGAACACGAAAGAAACAAGGTCGCGATGCAATTCGTGATTATTCGTCAACTTCTTTGCAATTGCATACGCGTCCTTTTCCCAAAACATTTTGCTAAATTATAAAAAAATCGAACCATTTAACAAAAAAGATTTGTCCGACTGGTTTATTATTTAGAAACCGGTGCATCATTGCATAAGAAACGCCAATGTCTTCGGCCAAATGTTTCATCTTATATCGCTTGGTAATTTTGTCCCTGGTCATTTTCAACATGAAGTCAACCAAGGTTTCACCATTAGAAAGGTAGATCGTCATCGATTTCATTGCGAATGTCGTTTTTAGTTTCGTTTGAAATATCAATCTTTATGTTCCAACCTTCAAGGCGTGTGAAATACTTTCCATTCCATTCCCGGCCACGAATGTTGAATCCGATTTGAACTTGGTCACCGACCTTGCATTCATCAAGCAATTGACATTTGTCTTGACTAAATTCCAACATAACTTGTTGAGGATATTTGTCATCCGTTTCGATTACGATTTCGCGCTTTGCGAATTTCTCGGTGATTTGTGTTGTCTCGGTGACAACCACCACTTTTCCTTCGATAGTGTAATTCATTTTTTTCTATTAAAATATTCGTGCAACCAAAAGCCGAGTGCGAGCCAACCGACAACCATTGCCGGAATCATTAAAATTACATAGATTGTTGTAAGCATGTTATTTAGAATTTAATTGATTAATATATTGTGAATAATATTCATTAGCGAAAATCAGTTTTTCACGAATCAATTGTTCCTTTTCCAAGTCACGTTCGTAAATTACCGAAGTGATTCGCTTTTCCGGTGCAATGTGATCCACGCGATGAATGTCGATTTGTTCCCATTGCGACAAGAATTCATCTTTCGTTGTGACCATACAAAAAACAAGTTCAAAGATTTCGCGTTCGTAAAGCATCAAGTACGCGCGACCTTGCCATTCATATTCGTTGTCGTGCGCTTCGCCTGGCGTTGCCGGCCAAGTTTCCAAATTCCAAGATGTCTTGATATCGATTACACGGTCTTCGGCCAAGATATCACATTCACCGGTCAAATATTCATCTTGAAGTCGAACATCGTTCTTTTTATAATTAGTGAACCGTACTGAATTCAACAAATCGATTGAATCTTGTTCCTGGTCTTTTCCCTTGTTGATATACTTGTTGTCAAGTTCAACCCGGTAACCGAAATAATCTTGCTTTGCAACCTGGCGAATATAAGTTTTCGCGCCTTGACTTAAATTTTCGCCTTTTGATTTCGGCGTTGTCATCAACTTTCCCAATGACGAAGGATGCCATTTCATAATTCAATCGCTTTTAATTGAACATCCGTCAATGAATAAGTTGACTTCAATTGTTCAACGGTGAATTCTTTTTTCGATATTGCAAGCAAAGCTTTTTCAAATCGTTCCGTAGTGATTGCCGGTTTGTTTTTTGGCGCTGCTGCTGCCGTTTGTCCGTCGTCGTCAATAGATTGTAACGCAAGCATTGATTGAAGCGTTCCACGACGAAAATAAGTAATCGCCGAAAGTATCTTTTGCGGATCGGTTATCATTGGAAGTCGCATCCAAGATTCAACCATTTCACCGGTTTCGATGTCCACGATTTGTGTCATGACAACATCGTCCTTGATTGGTTGTAATAAGACAAGGCCATTTTCCCAAAGAACTGGTTCAACCGTTTCAAGCAAAGCATTGATGTCGGAATAGTTCTTTTTAAAATGTGGATTCGTTGCGTTCTTCGCTACCTTTCCAATTGATTGTTTTGCGCAATGTAATCGCGCATAAATGCCAATCGGTTTGATTGGTTTGACCGGTGTTTTCACCGCCGTTTGTTTTGCATCCATAATTATTTGTTTAGTTTAATTTTATCAAAGATAGTCAATTATTTCATTAATACAATTTTAATCAAGATTTATTTCATTTTCTTGTAAAATTTCAAAAAACTTTTCGCGAATCCTTTCAACCATTTCGAATTGGTTTTCTTTCAGTTCTTCGTATTTCCAAATCGCTCGAAGTTCATCTTTGATTTCGGTCAAGGCGTGCCACATTTTATTTGATTTGACGGCGTTGTCAAATTCGAATTGATCGTCCGGCAAATTATATTCAATTGTTGCTTTCATTTCTATATTTTAAGGTTGTACGTTAATTATATTTTAGTGCGATTTTTAGTTAATTGTGGTGATTAATACTTAAATTCCATACTTTGCGCTCATTTTAATTAATTTGCGCCGGTTTATAATTCGCCAAATGTATTCTTTATTTTCACTTTTGGCGAAGTATATCATTTTGATCCAAGACATGTGGCAATTTTTACCAGTTGTCTTTTATCGATATGTCAAGACAAAATTTGTCAAACCATTCCAGGAACAAATCAAAATCCTTGGCGATTATATACGTTCCACCTGATCGTTCAATCATTGCTTGATAGTTCTTTTGCGCTTCGGATTGACGATCCTTTCCAATCTTGACTTCAATCTTGACCGAACGTCCGTAAATCGTTGCCGAAATATCGGCGCTGCCAGGTGTTCCAGTTCCTTTCGTCCATTGCCCTTCGGTCATTGTTCCGTCGGTTCGTCGTGACCTTCGAAATACTCCCATTGTGTTGATTCGTTCCGCTTGAAAGTCGGAATAATTTAAGAAGTCGCATATACATTTCGTCAATCCGTTGGCGGTTTTGTCGGTGTACGCGGTTAATGGAATGATGTGACCAGGTGCGCTCGGATATCGATACGACATATATTTGAATTCAACCGCCTTCAATCTTGTTTTGGATTCTTTGTTCATATTTTAAAATTTATTTAGTTTGTTTTTATGAAGAAAATAACCTTCGCCATGTCCCAAATCTTTTATATTTTTTTCATTAATAAATTCGTCCTTGTCAATCCAACCAACAAATTCAACCACGTTTTTTTCAATATAAGACAAAACATAAATGTCAACGTCGTTATTGTTTTTCAAGGTCGCAAGTAAATTTCCATTTTTATTGGTGGTTGATTTGATATCGTATCTTTTTCCGTTCTTTGTTTTTCCGTCAAAGCTTCCACTTCGCGAAGACAAGTTGAAATCCGGGAATAAATTAAATTTTTTACAAAACGCAAATTCAGCAATAAAACCTTGAATGTTAATTTCTTCGTCGTCTAAATTTGACATCCTTGCATTTTGAACGTTATTGTTTATATTCTCGGAATTTCTTTTTTTGCCAATAAAATGACACAATTTCATTTCAAATTCATTCAATTCTATTTTTATCATTTTACTTGTTTATTAATTTCGTCCCAAATATCGCCTTCATTTGTGACCGATTGGTCATCAATCAATTCAAAGTATCGGCCGCCGTGATCGCGTTCTTTTCTTAAATCTAATTTTTTAAACTTCGCATATTCCGAAATCCATTTCAAATATCTTCGCGATTCAAGTTCTTTCCAACCGTTCGTTTCTTGTTGGAACAATTGGATTGAAGCGTTGTTGTAATGGCGAATATTGGATTCGATGTGGCCGTCGTTCACGAAGTCAAAGAAATCTTTGCTTGTCGCCTGGATGAATCTTTTCGAATCGGCGTTGATTGATATTGATTGTTTCAATCCGTACTTTAAAAACATTTGAAGATTCCGGATCATGTAATTGTCAAACCTTGACCAGTCATCAACCGACCAGGAATCAAACAACAAACGACCGTATAATTCAAGCGGCGATTTCTTCGCGTTGAAATATTGAAAGAATTCCAATTCGTGGCGTCTTCGGTCGTGACTTGATCCAGCGCCGGCAATAACATAATTCGTTGTAATAATTATTTTCGGCGACCTTTCAAATGGAATAAATATTTCATCCTTGTTTTTTCGGTTGACGGTTATTCCTTCCGATATCAAAGAAAATAATTGCTCAAAGTCAAAGTTCTTTTTCACGTCGTCGAACGCCAGGACTTGCGTATCTAAATTAACGCGTTGATAAACGAAGTCGCCTTTCGAATTGAAAGCTTTGCCGTCAATCTTTACAATCTTTCGAATATAAGACAAGGCCGTCAACATCAATGACTTTCCAGAACCGCCGTTGGCATTGTCGTCGATTTCTTGGTCATTGAAAATAATTGCCTTTTGATCGGTCTTATCTTTGAACGTGTGCAATAAATATCCAAGCGTTGATTCAAGCGCCGTTATTCGTTCCGGATTTTCGGCCGATACCTTTGAAATCAAATCTTGAAAGTCATTATTGTATTCATCAACTGGAATGAAGTCACGGTCTAAAATTTGATTTTCCCAAATATATCCTTCGACATCAATATACGATTGAAGAACGACGGAATTCTTGGTCACTTTTGCGACGCCATTTCGAAACGGAATCAATGAAATATCTTTTGTGTCTTGTAGCATCTTCAATCCAATCGAATCAATCATGTTTAAATGATTCTCGTTGAATAAGTAAACTGATTTCGAACAATAGTTCCAAACTTTTATTTCACCGCGTGACATCAAGAATTGAAGAACGAAGTCTTTTATTTGATCGGCCGATGAAAGTCGAACTTTATTTTCTTGAACTCGGACAAATGTTGGTTTTTCAGCATTTTCCGGATAATACTTATTGAATCCATTCTTGACCAAAAATTCAGCATATTTCAACGGTTCAATTGTAATTGATTCGCCGGTCTTTTTTTGTTCAATTATCCAAAAGATATCTTCGGAAGTTGCAAGATCCGTTTTGATATCGTCGATGACATCTTCATCAACATTCAATTGCTTTTTAATGTCGCGCAAATTTACGCCTTGTTTCAATTTCAATTTAACTTTTTGAACCAAATCGACATTCTCAAAATATTTTATTCCTGGCGATGCTTTTTTGTACGCGCTTTTAATTGTCAATACCAATTCCGACAAAGTAAACGATTCGGATATGAAATTGGCCTTCAAATAATATTCGGCGGTATCTTTTGAAATATTGTATTCGCAAAAGCATGCAGCCACCTTAAAAATATAAGCGTTTCTTGATCCTTCAATAAATGAACAACCAAAATCAAATTTCATTATTCGGTCAATGATTTTATCTTCGTCGGTCAATATGCAAGTTGGCGCTTTTTCAGTGAAGTCGAATCCTTTTTCTTGTTCGATGTCGGTGAATTCTTGACAAAATTCGTTGATGTAAGCTTGCGGATCAAATGATTCAAAACATACCCTTGAAACGTTGCATGAAGTTTTATCAAAGTAGTCACTTTGTATGTACTTTTCGAACGATTGGAATCTTCGTTTATGTTCGTCCTTGGTTGATTTTGGAATCTTAATAACTACCTTCAATCCTTTTCCACCTGGCGAAGTGAATACCAAATAAACAAACGGACAATTTTGCAATTTTTGCCGTTCGTTATCCATTGTGACGGCATCCGGATAATCGTCGAAATCCAAAACACAAAGGCCGGAATGTTCAACAAGGCCGTTGTCGTTTCGTTCGTTGAATGTTCCGTTGAACATAATGGCCAATAGTGAATTTTTCATCGCGCGATGTTCTTCGGAATTTTCATCCATTGCACGAAGACGGTCAATCTTTTTATTTAGATCGGAATAACCGTTCTTTATTCGTTCGTAAACATCAAGAATCGTCAAAGTATATGGCGTTTCTTTGCTATTAAATAAACTTTTAAAGACGGAAAGTTTTGGAATGTTCATGTTTAGTCATTAAAAAAAGCCAAGAACCTTTCCCGGATGCAGTCGGTACTCGGTTAATGGCCTTAAAAATTTTGTTTGCTGCATCTAACTTCGTAAAGGTAATTAAAATTTTCAATAATTTGCAAATATGTTTAAAACGTGACGATAATGTTCATTTCGTGACGATAAATCTTGTATCGTCACGTTTATTGTCACGGCTAATAATCAACCTCACATTGACTTTCCGACCGAGCGTGACGATGTGACGATAAATTTCAAAAAAATTGAGATAAAAAACCACTTTTTCAATTTTAATAGAATCTCTCATTGTTTTGCTATCGTCACCGTCACGCTTTGACCTTGTTTTGTTACTGGAATTGACTTTCAAGCCGTGACAATGGATGTTTGTATCGTCACGCATCGTCACGCGTATAAATGTTTTGATTGATTCGGCGCTTAATTTTGCATAAATCTTGAAAATTCTTTGCGTTTTCAACATCTTCAATCAAATTTCTTTTCTCAAAAAACAAAGTTTTGTCATTGAATTCCTGGAATAAATCTTTGGTATGCAACAAATAAAATTCATCATTTTGACTTTCAAAAATTTCCGCTTGTTTGATTCCGTGAATAATTGTGGCGTGATGCTTGTTAAAAATTTCAGCAATTTCACGCAAATAAAATTTTTGCTTTCTTAAATAGCAATAAAAAAACCACCTTCTATAAACTTTTTCCGGCCGATTACAATTTTTTTTCAATTGTTCATCTTCAATAATTTGTTTAATTCTTTGTATCATAGCGTTTCAACTTTTAAAATTAGTGGTCTATATAAATCCATTTTTATT